CAGTTATGCAGTTGATTCTTTCGTCGGGAACTGTTGCCGGCACTGCCACGGCCAAAGTCCGTGTCTATGCCACCAACTACAACGTGCTCCGCGTTATGAGCGGCATGGCTGGCGTTGCTTACTCGAATTAAGCAGCGAGCTTTTTATATTATTTGTTTAATTAGATAAATGTGGAATGTCATATATTCCATATTTATTGGTGTTTTGCTCACCCTTAAGTGTGAGCAAAGAATATATTCGCATAATGCAGCGATCTTTTAGACCTGAAGTATTATACATAAAACTACAAAGTGTTTATTTATAAAATAAAAAAATCTTGCTTTCCCGTACGGGAAAGCAAGATTTTTCCTTTGCATAATGCAGTGTTTTTTTACACTAAAACAAGATTTCAAATCACGAAATCGAGGTTGCGACCCCATTTTGTACAAAGAAGGTGTTGGTCAATATGATCAACATCATCAATTAGTAAGAGAATTCACATGCAAATATGATTGTATAAAAAAACTCTCCATGAGCGACAAAACTTTGGCGAAAGCCTTGGACAAACCTGTAGCGTATCAAGGGTCGTATTTCAAGAGATTGGGCACAAGGGTTGCTCTCTAACGTTTACGAGTATATGATCTACGAGTCTTGCGTTTTCTGTAGCGGCGATGTTTTGTTGCGGATCCACCTCTACTTTGTTGTTCAGAATGCGGATTTGTCTTTTCTGCAATATTTATTGCTTCTTCCACAACTGCTACAGCAATTTGAATTTCATTGGGGGTTGCCTGTTGCAAAAGTTTCTGGTACTTTTCTACCATCAATGTTGTGTCTTTCAAATCGGGGTTCATATTTTTCATAGTCATATTTGTTAAAAAACGTTTTGCTTGATCGGATTTCAATACCGATAAATGTTTATCCCAAAAATCCGATTGTTTATCAACCGCCATTAATTTGTATGTTAAATCAAACTCACTTGTTGCAATAGAAAAAAAGATATTTACAATAATGATATCTCGAATTGCTTGACGATACAACTCATTCGCTGAAAATGCCTTTTTTGTCATTCTCGATAGTTTACTGAAACTAAGATATCTTGTAAGATTTTTTCGTTCAATTTGTTTAGTGTTTTGACCGAATGATGATATATATCCTAATACATTTGTTCTTTTCAATACAATACCTTTATCGTTTCTCTTATATCGCGATCCTTTTGCGTTTAATCCGTTGTCATCAGTTCGTTCTTTTGCAGCTTGTAATATCTGATCTTCAGAACTGGTTATTTCTCCATTAGCATATTGTTCAAATAATTCTTGGTATTTTTCCAAAGTTTCTGTCGGTAAAAAACGCAATATAGTTGCCATAAGATTTTTCATCGTTATCGTTAATACACCATTATTGTACGGAATATCGTAGTGTTTCGCCATTGTTTCCATCAAACTAGCACATTTTTCAATTTGTAATATTTCTTCCGCTAAAAAATAAATGATATTTGTGAATTCGTCTACCTTTTTCTTTTGACTATAAATCGCTAAAACTAAAATAATAATTGCTATCGAATATGGACCACCTGCAGCCATCGCTGTTGCACCTACACCAACCGCAATACCTACTCCTACACCAGTTGCTGAAGCTATAATTCTAGCAGCTTCTTGCTGTTTAAATTCGTTATCGGTATTTACTAGTTCTGGTTTGTGTTTGGTCAATGCATGATCAGTTACAGCTTTTCTAGCGTGTAATATATCTTTGTGATTTTCAGGTAAAAATGTGTCTGCTGCTTCTGCTTCTTCTTCTACTTTTCTTGCTGATTCTGATTCTGCTTCTACTTCTGTTGCTGATGCAGGGTCGTTTTTTGCACTGCTTAGTGGTGTAACTGTTGGTACTCCACTCATATTCAAAATAAATAAACAAAATCTTTCTTATATATTCCACAGAAAATATATTTAAACCGCGGCCTCTATAACCATCCATACAAAACACCATCCATAGAAACCATGTCTTATTCGAATCAACGAATCCACACTCAAAACGACCTCCTTCTAACGAACCTCATGGAATTCTACAAGGAAAAACAACACCTCTCTCGTATGATGAAAATTATCAACGGTGAGTCCAAGATTTCTCTAAGAATTGTCGATTGGTTCGTTACCAATTATTCCAAGAAATACTACACGGTATACGAACTAACAACCGCATTAACCGGCATAGAACGATTCAAGGTATACAACGACTACAAACTTAAGCTAAAGGCTTATTCCAAGCGCCGATTCGACCCTTTTTGTCGCTGGGAGCGTATTTCCATACCCTATGATGAAGAAAATTTCATGGAAACTACGATTGGCCAGCTCAATTTCTTCAAATGGGCCATCGAAAACAACATCATCAATTATATCGAGACCCATTACCAAGAGATCGAAACAGATATGAATGAGCGCAACAGTATTTCCAAGAAGCGCATGTCCGAAGAAGAACGCGCCGAACTAACTATTGTCGGCGAAAATGGGAAAACTCGCAAGAAGCGCGAGGAACTCTCTGTTTCAGCTTGCAAATGCATTAAAAAAGAATTGGTCAAAATTGTAGTCAAATTTAATTGAACGATTCTCGATTACGTAGCTAAACTAACATATACTTCCACCCCCCTCTCTACATTGGACAGGAACTCAACGCCCAAATATATTCCAACACCATTAATCCCATCTTCAAAATATAGGACGCCTGTAAATATAGATAGACACCCACATTACATTGATGTTCCGATAAGTTGATCGTGTACATTGTACCCAATATGATCCAAATAATCAAGAAGGTTCGCATCATATATTTCGCTACGTTGAACCACGACTTGTCCACCATATCTTCGTATCGAGTCATGTACGATCCATAATAAAGAATGGATACACACAAGATACACGCCGCCGAAATCAACATATTGTAAACCAGCTTTGTATTGTTCGAATAACAATACAAATCATCATATTGAGTACACACGATATAAATATCGGCCATGCTTGTTAACACCATGAGGATAAGCCCGAATTGATAGATCCAAGAATTGGTAGGATTCATTGTCCAACACCGATTTACGGGCTCTACTACCGCAATATAGAGTTCGGCATCGTGAATATCAATAACGGATTGAACCTGGTCGCGTGATTCACCCCCGTTAATAATAGGGTTTTGCAAACTGGAAGCCGACCAAGGGACGATAGTACTAGCACTAACACTCATCTTTCTCATACACTATCAGAAGTTTCATAAAAAAGTAAAACACCGATCTTTCGAATATCAATTTTATTTCATCGGATATTGACGCTGGTTTTCCTCGACCGTCAAAGGACGAGGCATAATCAAAGGCAAACGGTCAGCAATCGACAAAGAATCCAGGTGTTTATAATGAGGTTGAACAGGTGCCTTGGGTTTGACTAAATTCGTTGATCCAATACCGAATAAATAGGATTCTATATCTTCCGGATTATGAGACATTGCCTCTCTTCCCATATGACCTACAAGGAGACCATTTCCGGCCAAAAGCTGGGGTTTTGCAACACCATATGGCTCGTATGTGGAATATGCGGTTTGTTTGTTATACGCCCACTGTTCCATGCAATAATTCCCCGGTGTATTACGATTGCTGGTAGATGCCATGATTTATAGATTAGATATAGTCTATATAGTTAGTATATACACTAGATATTATTTTACTTGTTCACGAATTTATACCAACTTCTTCTTCAAACTAACGTATGAATCGTGTGTCTCAGTGAAATCCTCTGGTTTCGTAAAATAGCAACACAAACACCGGTGAAACAGAGCCATATAATCATAAGAAAACAAAACGGCTAAACCAATCGATCGATCCATCGAAATCATCTTCGATGCTGCAATATCGTAAAGTTCTTGGAAAAGAACATGTTCAAAGGTTTTCTCGTACACAAAATCCATCGTCTTGGACGCAGAGGCCTCATCGTAGTCTTGTTCGTCGCGCGTTATTTCATCTATATCGGAATTATCGTCTATAGCAATATTGGGCGAAACCATACAAAAAAGACCTCTTAAACATTTACGATATTCTTCGTTAGAAGAATATTGTAGAACGGGTGAACTAGTATTGTACATCATTCAATGCAATAATGTAAAACCAAAACATATGTTTATACTTGTTTCTTCTAGAATCTAATAAGATCCGCCGGTAGGACGATGGGTCTGTTTCAAATTGGGATCGTCCGACATTTCTCGGGTTGAAGATCCACCGCGAACCCATCCATCGAGCGCGGCCTCTTCTACCGTAAATTTAGGATTCTGAACACGATCATTCATTTTACTGCTCGTAGGATACAAAGTATACCCCATAAAAGTTTGGGACATAATCGTCGACGTGCTCTTCATATCCGAAACACCCTCTCCTTCAAGAAGCCGTAGCTCCAATGCGGGATCAACTGATCCTCTTCCTAAATAGGGAACTGTTGTAAAAGGTCGTTGCATTAATTGCAATCTGCCTAAACCTCTTTCCTGTTCCGTTTTCAAAAGAAGAGCAGAATCTACATCCACATTTACTCCTACACCTACACCTCGGGAAGTAGAGTTGGGGAAGACACTGGGTTGAGATGTAGCAAAATCGATTTGAGCCGTGGAAGGATATTCACGAAAGTAGTTGGTAGTGGTATAATTCGCATAATTCATGTTTTGCACGGTGTTTTGTGTTTGGCATGTTGAATCATCTTCGATGCGATCCACATTGTAAAACGTATAATCTTTCACGGTAGTCATGTTTAACTAATACATTATAAGAACAAAATAAATCTACCAACACGCATTGTTTGTGAAACTCGGATTGTTTATAGAACTGGTCTAATACATATTGTATCTGGACATGTCATTACGAGCACATGCAAACATATTTCCTTCTTTGCAAGAAACCATATTTCCATAACAAAATTGTGCAAAAGCGCCTTGGTCATTTGGAATCATCGTATTTGCCGTGGAATAAAAAGGCTGCAAAGATTGTTCAAATTCGAATTCGTCGGCTAAATCCGTGAACAATTTTTTGGCAATATCGGGTTGATCCGGATTGGCTTCTTGGACCATTTGTTTTGCCTTTTTCAAGATTTCGGATTCTACTTTGGGTTGATAAGCGGGTGGTGCGGGTTTTCGCATGGGATTGTATTCGTATTCAGGAACAAGAACATTTCCCAATGGATTTCCCGAAGAAGGCGCAACAAATATTTCACCTAGATTTTCTGATTTTCCCTCTTTTGCTAAAAAATCGGATATAGCGTCTTCATTTTTTTCTCCGAATCCTTCCTTTTCTTTCTTTTGTTGATGGACATAATACAACAAACATATTGCAAAAAGAGATATCACTGAAACTGCCAATAGCCTATAACTCTGAGTATAAATGAAACTTAAAATGGTTAATACAATGATTGTCCGTGATATAGCATTCAACTTTTGCTCGTACGCCATGGATTCGATGGGGAAAAACTCCAAAGCACTGGAGGAATCCAGTAATACATTTGGGTTTGTTCCCCAAAAAGGGATCGATTTAGAACCCTTTCTTTTTCTTGTGGATGTCGAATAATCGTCTAAATCACATGTTTTCGTTTCTTGGACAATCTGGTTTGATACAAGAGGCGGATCTAAATGATCTTCAACTGTTTGTATGTTCATTTTTTCATATCCTGAGGTAGATGTTGACATGTGATTTAATGGATATACTATATACTATATCAGATATATACTATATAGATTTGTTCTTATTACGGAGTTCGTCGCTTGATACATTTTTTGTTCATTTGAAAAGTGTCGCATTTCTCGGTTTGAGGTACAATTTTGAGAACACATTTCGATTTTTCTCCGTAGATGGGCTCAGTACAACCTTTTTCTAAAGGATTCCGTTTTTCGGAATCCGAACCGTTTGGTAAAGGATTCCGTTTTTCGGAATCCGAACCGTTTGGTAAAGGATTCCGTTTTTCGGAATCCTGACTATTGAAAGGGTTTTTTCTATTCTTGCGCGTTTTATTGTCTGGAAAACTCTTTAAAATCATTTCATTTGCGGGAGTCGCACAACGTGCTCGAAAATGTTCATAACGTTCTCTAACATCATCATAACTCAACCCAGATTGTTTGTGCAACATAGTATTGATAACTTCATGCAAATCATAAATATATTTAGAGAATGTTTTACGAGATTCCATGTGTTTCCAAAGAAAAGGCAATTTCTCGAAATTTTTCCGCAGATTTTTGCGACACTTACCACACGGCAATACATATTGCAAATTCAAAACGAAATCGCGATATTGCCGTTTTTCATCGCAAGTTGGTTTAATCGGATAATTGAAACTGATCGTGTGTAGCAAATGCCACGTACTAGGTCCCCATACAGTCGTCAACATTCCGTCATTACTTTCATAATGTTTTTTGGTATATACTGAACGCGATCTATTTTTTTTTGTTTTCGTATTTTGTTTTACCATTACACCCTACTACTCTATTATATCAACCGATTTTTCTTTGTACAGAAAAAATACGTTGCGTCTAAATAATTATAAATTATTATACATAGATATTATATTAGAAATACTAAATTCATCATGGCATCTTCTTCTATTGCAACTACATTGTACAATGATATGATTCGTCCCAGAAAAAAATTACTCCTTGTTATCGTGATGATTCTTATTTTTGGAGTTGCCGCTTATTTTGCATACAAATGGTACGCAAAACCCGCAATCGCCAACAAACAGATGCAAAACATAGCAAATGAGAATACTCGCAATCAACCCGTTGAAATATATCTTTTCTATGCAGATTGGTGTCCTCATTGCACAAAGGCAAAACCGGAATGGAATGCTTTCAAAACGTCATACAACGGAAAAGAAGTCAATGGATACACGATCCAATGTATCGATGTTAACTGTACTGAAGAAGGAGGCGAATCCAGTAAATTAATACAAAAATACAGCATCGATTCATATCCTACACTCATCATGAACAAAGATGGAAACCGAATTGACTTTGATTCCAAGATAACAAATGATACCCTAGTCCAATTTACTCAAACCGTCTTGCAATAATGATGCACAAAACGCTTGTCCACATTCAACCCCCTCTTGTATCAATTCCGCGCGGGCGGTTTCACTAGATGCCATTTTATATAAATCATATATAGATATTGGCGTACTTTTTATAGGTATTTCATTGGGCACTGTGTATGTGTCATTTTTAGACAAAATATAACCAAAGATTTTGTTTAATAGTATCAATATATAATCAAACAAAGTTGCATCAGATGATATTTCCGATTTTATCTCCATCGACTTTCGAATGCCAATAATAGTGGCGGGATTCATATTTACTTGTGATAAACATGGTTCGAGGGGATAGTTTAGGAAAACGCCTCCATCGACATAATGTTGTCCGTCTTTCTCTAAAGGACTGAAAAAAATGGGTAGAGCAGCCGATGCATATACCGCTTCCACCACTCTCCATTCGGGATGCGTCTTATGTGATATATCCACCAATTCAAATGGGTTGAATTGTGTTGCGTACATATGCAATTCGATTTGAGTTTTTTTGTAAAATTCGAGCATGGTTGTTGAAAGTGTTAGATCCATTCCTCCAAACAAAGGTTGAAACACTCCTTCAATAACATGAATGTCGAAAATTCCGCGTTTCTGAAAAGATCCTATAATAGAGTACATATTGAAATCGCACAAGGAGTGCCATGGACGTTTTATAAGATAATTATCTATGGTAGTCCAATCATATTTTAGTGCCAAAATAACAGCTAGGATGGCGCCAACAGAGGTACCATATATTGTTTGTATTTCTTCTATATTCCAAATACCTTTTTCGTGGGTTTCTTTCAATGCACCATAACAAACAAGACCAGTTATACCACCCCCCGGGATAACTAAATGTTTGCACCTTCTTGGATTCTTCGAAATATTAGTCTCCGTATTAGTATTACTATTATTAGAAACGTCCATATCTGTTTCCATCTCTAGACTAAAGTAAATAATATAGCGATATATTCTAATAGCGATATAATCTATATATTTTTATTCCATAAAACTATATAGTATAGTATACTACATACAATGTCTTGCTTCTTGTACGTAAACGACGAAGAAACCACAGGGAAAATCAATATTGATGATTTGTATGAAAACCGACAAAAACGCGATTTGAAACAGGTCTCTATTTTCAATAAGATTTTAGCCCGGGTACATCATAGAATCACACTAACCGCCCGTAATAAAAAGAGCGATCAACATATTTGGTTCGTTGTCCCGGAATTTATTTTTGGAGAACCGATTTACGACAAAGCCGAATGTATAGCCTATCTAGTGTCCAAGCTGGAATCCAATAAATTTCATATCCGATATTTACACCCAAATACTCTCTTTATTTCTTGGTCAAATTGGATACCCTCTTACGTTCGCAATGAATTCAAGAAAAAAACGGGGTTGATCTTGGACGAACGCGGTAATGTGATCGATAAACAGGATCCCGATTCTGAAAGAAAAGACGAAAATCCGGACACTCGAATGTTTTCAGAACAGCGCGGAGATAATGTCTCGGGTACCAAGTCGGGTTCCGCAAAACAGCAAAAGGATTACAAATCAATCGACACCTATAAACCAACAGGTACTTTAGTATATAATCAAGAAATGTTTGAAAAAATCGGTAAAAAAATAGGCAATTAGTATAACAAACATCAAAATACTAAATAATACATAATGGCATTTTCTTTTGCAAAATATGAACCATCAGTTTATTCCATTGGTCTAGTTCTTAAATCCGCTCTCATTATTGCGATCTTGATCAGTTTTTTCATTTTCCTCAATGTGATTGTTCTTGAAAATCCGTCTTACAAACCGGTTTATAATTCATGGCAATTTCCCATGTTATTTGCCGTCTTTTGCGAAATGCATTATGGACTATGATGATTCGATCCTCTATCACGTAAAACACGACAATAAATGCTGATAATCCGGCGTATCAGAATATTGTAATTCGTGTAGGCTACGCATATAGTTTAAAATTTCATGGCCGATGATTGTACAATATTTTTCGAGTTGTGTCCAAGATTTCAACACCTTTCTTTCTTGGTTTTTGTAGTGTAAAATATGAGAGTCGGGATATTCCGGAATTGGATGTTCTTTTTCGCGTTGATACCGTATTTGCATCCATGGTAAACTCTGTCCGCACGCTAAATACATATAAATATATCCTAGTGAAATGAGATCGTCTCGTCTACATGGATCCAAACCATCATGAAGAAAAACACTAATATATTTAGGAGTACCTATAATGTTTGTAGTCGGCGGTCTTTCGACCACATGTTCGTGGTTTTCGTCTACAAATACGGCGGACAATCCAAAATCGATGAGATGTAAAGATCCCTGATTTTCATCCCAATCTGGATGAAACATAAAATGTTCGGGTTTTACATCTCGATGCAGAATAGATAGCTTATGTATTGAGTGTATAGATTTGATCATTTGTTGCATGATAGAATTACACAATTCTTTTGTAATTCTCGTTTGTTCAGCGTATTGTAAAAGAGTTATCGTATAATGTGTCATAATCAACGTCGGCGATTCATCTACAATACCATACCAATATATAAGCGGCACTGTTTTGCAACCATGCGAATACAAATAATGCAATACTGTTGCCTCGTGTTTTAGCATTTTATACGGAGTATCCGGCGATTCTATTTTGATGGAGACTATTTCGTCTGTTCTTTTGTGTCGTCCGCGCCATACTTCTCCAAACTTGCCTTTGCCCAATTCTTCGATATATTCGTATTTCATGTTTATTTCCATGGTTTAGATACGATATCTATCGTAGTAGTGATAGGTATACTTTATTTGGAATGAATCTATATATTTATTCCAAATAAACATTATAAACCAATACTATAGGACAGGATCAATCCATGAAATATGAAACTAGAATATGGATATTTCTGTGTATTATACTCATATGTATTTTAGGAATCATTGTAAAAGAGACCGTTTTTCGACCCCATTTTTTAGAAGGCGCTAGAACCATGCCGAGACCCACTCGTCATGCATACAAAGAAGAAGATAACCAGGTGTCTCAACAGCGTCCATCAGTAAAACAGTTATCTATGAATGAATGGATCGATCAAACCATATCCACATATTTTGATGAAAACAATGTACCTTACACGAACGTAATTAATCTCTACACAAACTATTGTGTATCTCAAGGTCTAACAACCGACGAAAACAAACGGCGTCTAAAAGACCTTTGTTTTTATATTATAGATTACGTCATACCTAGTTTGCCTAGTGTAGATAACCTTAATCCTAGTGTGATTTTACCCCCCATTGAATTCAACTCTACGAATTTCAATGCATATAATTATAATGCATCTGGTTTGGCAAATGAAGCCTATAATTATTGGGCGAACAATCCCGCACCTCTATTTCCGCCCGAATTTTCTAGCGCGTTGAATGGTGTTGGACCATGGGATTCATCGGGAAGTACAACTTATGATGGATCATCGAATATTCCCGGTAGTAAAGGAACTTCTGGATCGAGTAGCTCTTCTAGTTCTTCTGGATCGGGTGGATGTGGTACTAGTTGTCCGTCTGCATGTTTAGGAAACATGGTGAATACTATGAATTCCGCGAATGGAACCAATGGAACCAATGGAGGATTGAATGGATTCGGATCATTCGACGTTTCATTATCATTTCAATATAGTATGTTTACTATTACACCATTCGATATTTATTCTTTAGCGGATCAAATAAACAGCCCTAGTGCGTTTATGGGACATGCCGGATATTTGATAACAAATCAACCTAATTTAACACCCAATCCAAATACTTTGAATAGCAATATTGAGTCTCTTTTTAGTACCTATTTTGATTTTGGAAATACGAATGCTCCTACACCTTATGCTTTAGGTGTGTTTGATTTTTTTGCAAAACATTACTTACCCGTAGATGATCCACATAAAAATAAATTGCGTGATTTAATCTATTATATTATGGAACAGATTATTCCGGGTTTGCCTACAGACAGTCATCCATATTCTTATGTAGAATGGAAACCGATTCGGTGGCTGAGCCATTCTTCTTTATAAAAAATATAGCGAATATATATCCCGATACGTCTATCCATCCAAATACATGAAATATATTATACTTTATATAGATGTGATTTTAGAGAAAATTGCCAAACCAATTTATGTGTCCTTGATGGTTATCCTCTATTGTTTCTATTTTTTCATTATTTTTGGTATCTTCTATATAAATATTCATTATTTGCGTATATTAATCGTATCTATTCAAGTATTTATTGCCATTATTTTGATTATTCGGTTTAACCCTTTTCGACGGCATACTTTGCAAAAATCTGATGGCGATATCATTTTTGCTAGTGCGACCTTTTTATTATTCAATGCATTTTTGACGGAAGATAGTATAGGATATATGAAAAATTGGATAAGCGGATATTTGTAAAAAATAAAATAAACAATACAAAATATTGTATTGTATATAACAATAATAGTGGACCACACATACAAATATGAGACTTTCTACCATAGTAAAATCGGAAAAAAAGAATCCAGATTTACAATCGCAGTTAAATATTGTAGAATTATTACAATCAGTCAATCATCCTGAAGAGCTAGAATCCTGTGAACAATCCTTGTCTGACATCTCTAAAGAAATAGTAGATGTATTACGTGAATATGTGGATAACAGCATTGTATCTTTATTGTGTGAAAAATTAATAGACTACAAATACATAGATAAAGTATATCAATTAAAATTTGGTCGTGTTTTACGATGGATGCCGATTGAAGGACTACAAGATTCGTTTGATCGCGGTGAAGACGCGGAACCCTCGATCAAAGGAATGATGAAAACCGGAGGCGTTTTAGTAAAAGTAATATTTAATGATTCAGGAACAAATCTTTTGCTAAGACATTATAATAGATTCTCTCAAATCAGAATGAATGAACATTTGATATTCCAGTGTCTGTCCGACGATGAAAAAATAGTCATGGGATGTCGCGATTTAATAGATCGTATATAATTCATTGAATATCCGATTCTAAAATACGCGGATCGAAATTTTCTTGGACAAATGTTTCTAAATATGTTTCGCGAAATACTTCGCGCTTGTTCTCATGCCTTTTCGTAAAAATATAGTCTCCGTCCCTTTTTTTTGCAGTCCATCCTCTTTCTAAAGCATTCATCACGAATATCATTTTTTTTACTTGGTTTGCTGAAATGGAACTCACGGATACATGTGAATCTATAAAAAGGGGAGTTGACATATTCCTATATCATAATAAACTATTTGTATTTTATTAAACGTACGTGTTTCATATAAAAGTCCAAGAATAATATCATTAGAATCAAAAAATACATAAATATTCCATATGTTCTAATTCAATACTCTATGCAACCTCAATTGCCAAATAAAAAACCGTATCCCAAGAGTATTACTACAATAGATGAAAAACATACTGAGATGCTTGATCAATTTCACAAAATAGAAGTGGAGGATATTCCTAGGTTAAAACAAGAGATTATGTCGTTGAAACACACCATTCGTGGGTTGGAGACAGATCAAGTAGAACAATATTTGAATCTACGTGATCTTATTGATGCAAAAAAAACGGAAATTAAGCATTTAAAATCTCAGAAAAAACGATACTTCTTGGACAATTCTACGTATATCTTCGATTATTTCGAAGAGAAGAAACAGATATCGTCGGGGGAAGCCAAGACGGTGAATGTCCTACATTCTTTTTTCAAAGTCCGTTCAAAAAATCCCGACCGCGTAGATCCCGATAAATATACTCAGTCCAAAAAACTCTATGAACAATTTTGGAAAAATGTGTCCAATGAGTTCATCAATCCACAGGACTATATCAATGCTTCGGATGTATGTCAGAGTTGTCATAAAGGTGAGTTAGTTCCGCAAGACGAGGAGGGTATTTTAATATGCAATAATAACCAGTGTGGTAAGTTCATAACGTATATCGTAGACAGTTCCAAGCCTAATAATAAGGAGCCACCTAATGAAGTATCCTATACGGCGTATATTCGCCTAAATCATTTTAAGGAGATTTTGTCTCAATTTCAAGCTAAAGAAACCACGCAAATACCGGAGGAGGTTATCGAAGCCATTCGCGCACGAATCAAGAAGGAGCGCATTAAAGATCTGTCTGTCCTAAATTATACCAAGATGCGCGAGATTTTGCGGAAATTGGGACTAAACAAGTATTTCGAACATATTCAATATATCAATTCGATGTTTGGTATTAAGCCGCCAGTTATGAGTGAGGAGCTTCACGAAACTTTGTGTGTACTCTTTATTGAGATCCAGAAACCGTGGGCTACACATTGCCCGCCTGATCGCACCAACTTTTTTAATTATACATATACATTGTATCAGTTGTGTGTTTTATTAGACCAGACACAGTATTTACCGTATATTCCTTTGATGAAGGATCAACAAAAACAGAAGTCGACGGATTTAATATGGAAAAAAGTGTGCAATGACTTGGATTGGTGTTTCTTTCCGACCATATAATTACACTCTTGGACATTTACAATATGACAAAAGAAATATAAAGCTGTAATATTATACATCTTTATAATGGAAAATAAACAAACATACATTAAAACAGATGATAACAAAATTATAAATGAAAAATGTATAAGATGGGTACAAAAAATGGCTGAGTGTTTGGAAGTTTGTACCAAATCAACTGGTTGTGATATAAAATCTGGACATACACATAAAATATGTAAATCAAACAATTTAGATAGTTATAATAAACTGAATAAGCATTTTGAATAAAAAAGTCCCATTTTACACTTTCAACGGTGCAAATTAATTAAATAATACAGATTGTAAAAAATCCGTATTGTTTTACACTAGTAGACTAGTATCTGATATTATAGACCTCCGGGAAATCCGACAAGATTGGCGCCAATACCGAATCCGGCACCACCGCGAGCGGAGCTAGCCATGGAGGGTACAAAGACGTCCAACACGCTAAATGTCGCGGCGGCAGTCAAGGCGATGATAATAACCTCCTCTACTTTGAGGGATTGCTTGGGAATGGCATAAGCCGCAATAGCTACCATAAGACCCTCTACGATGTATTTGATGGCGCGTTTGACGAATTCACTGATATCAAAAACGGTGCTCATTCTATATACTAGGTTATGAAAAAAATAATAGAATCTGGGAAAATATAGTAGAATCTAGAAAATAGATTCTTGCAAAATATAGTAGAATTTAGAAAATAGATTCTTGCAAAATATAGTAGAATCTAGAAAATAGATTCTTGGAAAATATAGTAGAATCTAGAAAATAGATTCTTGGAAAAAAGGCTTAAACCATCCTTCCTAAATACTTGTATACCCCCCAACACTTTTGCTAAATGTCCGGATTTGAGCGAAAGATGAATCCTGATGGAACCGAAAATCCTAAATACGTTGATTTGTTGGACGAGGACGATGCCGTTGCCGGACAAAAGTTCGCGTGTCTTTCTTTTGTGTCTCCTGAAAAAATCCTAAAGAAGCGTGAAATCTATTTGTTTGATCAATTTGTTCGACAATGGGATTTTGCAAAATCGATGGAGAAGTTTTTGGAGTTCTGTCATTTCGTGTCATTCAAATACAATTTGAATGTGGAGGATGTCTTGGCCGATTTCAATGATTTCTCTAAAGATGAGGAGACTAAGATAAAATCTTTTTCGGTATCCGATGATTTCCAAACATTCTTGGACAAGAATGAGACACGTTTGACTGAGGTCTTTCAAAAGGA